TGGCTCAGGTGCGATCCTTGATGCTATGCAACCTGTGTTTGATGTGTTCGCACAATCATTCAATGGCATTGTTAGAGCAACCAACAATCTTCCAACATACATCAAATCATTGGGTGTGATTGGATTCCTATTCCTTGGTACCAAAGGTAAACTGTTGACATTGGCGATTGGATATGTGGTTGATTATGCTTTACAGGCCTATGCTTCATTAGGCAAGGCATTGGCCAAAGCCAAAGAGATAGCGGCCACAGCCGCAGATGCAATTGGTTTGGATGGCACAGCAGAAAGATTGAGAAGTGAAGCCGCTGAGATCAAAGGCGAAATGAATAAAATCACAGAAGGACTCAAAGAAACTGGTGACGCGGCCAATGATGCAGAAATAGAACAATTAAGTTATTTAGAAAAGATTGAATCTGGCGAGATTGTGTTGGGCAGTTATGGGCAAAAAATGTATGAATTGGTGCTCACACTGAGAAGTAAAATCAAAGAGCTTGAGTTAACCAGAAAAAAAGTTGAAGATCTAGACAAGGCCATGGGCGATGGTGAAAAGACAACCAAAAGATCACAAATCACCATGGAGAACTTCAAAGAGACATTTGAGAAAACTTTTGACAAGGCATATGACAAATTTTTACCAATGCAGGAAGGTGTTGATTTATTGCTTTCATCATTTGAAACATTCAAGCGAAGTGTTGGTGATGCATTCGCTGACGCAATACTTGGTGCCAAATCATTCGCGGAATCAATCAGAGATGTGGCACAAGCCATCCTAAGGCAGTTGATATCAGGACTGATACAAATAGGCCTAGAAGTGTTTGTGTTTGATGTATTGCGAGAGAAAATGAAGAAGGTGAGAGATGAACAAAGCAAATTGAACAACGCACTGGGCATTGAACTTGGATTGAGAACAGCACTGGCATTCTTCACAGGTGGAGGTAGCCTATTCGCAGGATTCTTCGCAGATGGTGGTAAGATACCAGCGGGTAAATTTGGTATGGTTGGTGAGGAAGGTCCAGAATTGATATCAGGTCCTGCCACAGTGACGCCAATGTCAACAGCACAGTATCAAACACAAGCTGAGGGAGATGTCAACATCAACTTCAACATATCAACAGTTGACGCGAGGGGATTTGATGAACTGTTGATGTCAAGGAGAGGTATGATACAGGGCATCATCAATCAAGGATTAACAAGACAAGGAAGGAGAGCACTAGCATAATGGCATACATAGGAACTTGGCCTTCAACCATTGGTTTTAGGACAGTAAATTTTAGAGCGAATTCAACAACCAGCCAGACTGTGTCACAGTCAGGTAGGAGGATCAGGGTGTCATCAGCGGGCACAAGATTCACAGCAACCATACAGTATCCAAGTATGGCACTCGCTGATTGGAAACCCATACAAGCGGTTGCAACAAGACTGCAGGGACCTTTGAACTCATTTGACATCACACTGCCTTCCATATCAGAGAATCAGTCAGGTGTCACCAGCATCATCGCCACAGTGGATGGCACCAATGCGGCGGGTTCATCCACAGTGAACATAGCAACCAACAAGAATTCAACAACCATAATGAAAGCGGGAGATGTCATCAGATTCCCTTCCCACAACAAGGTGTATATGCTGACAGCGGATGCAACAACTGATGGCACAGGTGATGTGGCGGTGTCCATAACACCAAATCTCATTGAAGCAGTCAATGATGATGGTTCCAGCACAGTCACAGTGGATGATGTGCCTTTCAGGATGACACTGGCCAGAGACATACAAGAATACAGATATGCCACAGATGGCACAGTGAGTTATGAAATTGACATCATTGAGGAGGTATAATGACCAGAGGACTCAGTGCAACCATACAGAGCAGGCTAGCAAGCCAAAGCCAGATAAGGGTAAACATAGTTGAGATCGCCACCACTGGCGCAACCAAATACTACACCAACGCACCCTTTGACATTGACTATGATTCCAACACATATGAGGCACAGGCAGACTTCATATCAGTGAGCAGTGTTGAGGAGAACGCTGACTTAATCATCACAGATTGCACACTCAACATATCAGCTCTGGACGCAACCAATGTCACCACTTTCGCAAAGACAGAGATGGTGGGCAAGTCAGTGATTGTGAGATCAGCATATCTTGATCCCAACACAATGGCCATCATAGACACACCAATCATCACATTCAAAGGCAAGGTAACAGGATACACTGTGGCGGACGCCAACACCACAGCCACAATATCATTGAAGGTGGCATCAACATTCGCGAACTTTGAAAAGACCACAGGCAGGTACACCAATGAAGGCAGTTTCCAGAGAGAACACGCCACAGACAGATCAATGGAGTTCGCACACCAGGATCTATTGGACATGAAATGGGGTAGGACATAATGATCAGAGAATTTGAGACCGCTGATATGGATAACCTCATCGCATTGGTGCAACAGCACTTTGATGAACTGGGCGATGGAGTGGGCACCTACACAGAACACAAACTGATATCAATGATAAGGAACCAACACATCAAGATGGGCAGAGAATTTATATTGGCTGAAAAGGATGGAGGCCTCAAAGGTTACGCACTGTGTTCAGTGATGCAGAACGCATTCAATCATCACAGGGAAGGCACCATAATATTCTACTACATTGATCCAGCATACAGGCAGGATTTCATCGCCAAGGATCTATTGGCGGGTGCTGAAAATTATTTCAGGAAATACAACTGCACATACTTCACTGCGTCAACCAAATCATTCAACGCTGATTTCAAGGGCACACCAGATGCCACACAGTTCAATGATGATGTGTTCGCTTCGCAGATGGATGTCACAGGCAAAAACTATATCAAGGAGATTGAATAATGGGGTGGAATCCATTTAAATGGGTAGCAGACATTGTTGAAGATGTAATTGACGCAGTATCTGACATAGTCAACACAGTGGTTGATGCTGTGGCTTCTGTCTTCTCCGCGGTTGGATCAGCCATCGCAGGACTGTTTGGTGGACTGACTCCTGATGTCAATATTCCAACACCAAACACATCAGCATCGCCAGATGGCGTGTTGGTGACCAAGACAGGATCAAATGTAGACATCCCCATAGTGTATGGATACAGGAGAGTTGGTGGTAGGATAGTATTCGCAGAAACAAATGGCACTGACAACGCATTCCTTTATGTGATATATGCCATATGCGAGGGCGAGATAGAAGGCGTCAAACAGATACGCATTGATGACAATGAATTACCAACACCCTCAGGTGGCAAATACACCTCTGGTCAACAGTACACAATCACCCAGGGCAGATATGCCAACAGATTGAGGGTGCAGATATTCAATGGTTCAGAAACCCAGGGACAATCATCACTGGCCAATGGATCAAAGAGTTGGCCCAACGCCACAAGGAAATTACCTGGTGTGGCATACGCGGTGATGCAGTATGAATGGAAGAAGATTGAATCACAGGAAGATGCTGACAACAATCCATACAGGGGCGGCATACCAAGTGTGAAATTTGATGTGGAAGGCAAGAAAGTCTACAATGTCATAAATCACTCAGGTGGTGCTGATCTAGCCAGTGACTACGCGGATCTCCCAAAGACTTTCTCATACAATCCTGTGAGTTGCACACTGGACTATCTGATGAACACAAGATATGGTGCTGGTTTGGACAAGTCAGAGATAGACGCAGACGCATTCAAGACAGCGGCCATCAAATGCAATCAACAGGTGAGTTATTCATCAGGACAGACAGGCAAAGCCATCACAATGAACGCAGTGGTATCAGTGCAACCCAAGATAATTGAAAATGTCAAGATGTTGTTGAGTGGTTGTAGGGCGTTCCTACCTTACATACAGGGCAGATACAAAATAAAAATAGAAGATGGCGGCAATGCCACAGACATCACATCCTCTACATTGACTTCAGCGTTTGATGTCACCACTGATCACATAGTTGGCACTGCAACAATGCAGGGCGAACAGAAAGCCAACAAGTTCAATCAGGTCATCATCAGATATGTTGATCCAGACAAAGATTTCACAGAACAACAACAGGTCTACACAGTGGCATCTGATGTCACAGCGGATGGAGAGGACCTCATAGGAGACTTCCAATTCTTCACAATCTCAAATCCAAATATGGCCCAGGACATAGCAAGGATGATCTATGAAAAATCAAGGCAACAGAGGACAATTAACTTCAACGCAACACCAGAACTGTTGGCGGTTGAACCAGGCGACATCATCAGGGTGACATCATCCATATTGAACCTGTCAAACCAAACATTCAGGGTGGTTAATATGAATTTCTCTGTGGATGGTTATGTGGATCTCACCTGTAGAGAACATGACGCCACTCTGTATCCATTTGTGTCAGGTGATCAGATTGAGATACCTTCACAGGTCTACAAACCAGACTACTATGTATTGAATCCTGTTTCAGGATCCAAACCACAAACACCAATTTCAGTTGCACCACCAGATGATCCAGAAGATGTGATCACTGATCCCACACTGGATTCAGTGGGAGCGCCAACCAGCACAACATCATCCTCAACAGTGAATGACACACTGCCTCAAACACCAGACCTCAATGAGGATACCACAATCACAAGATTCGCCACAGTGCCAAAGGGTCAGGAATACCAACAATCATTGCTGGGCACAATCGCAGGTTCATCATCAGCACTGCTCTACACCATAGAAAGGGCTGGCCTGTTTATGCCATTCAGTGGTCTGCCTTCACCAGGTGGACAGATGACACTGAAGATGCTGACACCACAGGCCGCTGGCGTGGACAAGGTAAGGTTCCATCTATTTGATAGATCAACCAAGGTGTTGAAAGAGACACAGACAGCATCATTGAGCAGGGAAGAGGGACAGGTTGAAGTGCCTGTGTTCCTGCAGAGATTGGACACCAACACTTATGTGAGACCAAAGTTCTATAACTCACAATTGGACCAGGAATACAATGATGGCAGTGCACCACAGGGCGTGGCACAGGAAGGTTTTGTGGACACACCAACATATTCAAGTTTTGAATACACCAATCTGGAGGGCAACACAGTGTCAGGTTTCAACATTGAAGCCGCACTCAACAATTTCATCCAGAGAGACACTAAATTTACACTTTTCAATAGGCAGGTCAGTTTGGAAGAGATCATCAACCTGCAGAGAGAGATACTAGGAGGGTTTTAATTCATCATGACACAGTATTTTGATCCAACAACAGGTTTTATAAAGAGACAGGTGTATGAATGGGATGACACTGGCGTAAATCTTTATGTGGCAGATGGCTATGTTGATGCCAACTATGTAGAAGGTTCAAGTGGAGCCTTAGACTGGGATTCTCTCACTGATTGGGACACAGGCACTGGTTCGCTCTACACCATTGGATCAGGTGATGCCATCACATTCAGATCAGAGATCAAGGATCTTGGTAGGATTGATTATGTCAATCCATTGTGTGAGGTTGATGCCACAGGCGTGGTCAATGTCAAAGTGTTGGCGGCTGACTCAATTGACTCATCATCACAACTGCCAGGTGATCCGCAGATAACAGGTGGACAGGAACAGACCTTGTATGGACTCAAGGGCAGATATTTCCAATATCTTGTTGAGGTCTCAGATGATTCTGACGCTGTGGCAGAGATAAGATCAGTGAGCACACAGTTATTGACAACCAAGCGGGAAGAATTTGTGATTGGTGATTCCAGCACCCACGCTGGCACACAGGCAGAGAGATTGGCACCATTGCAGAGATCATATTCAAGATTGATACATCTGGGAGGCAACGCCAAACAGACTCTGGAGGACGCACCATTCATCACAGTGGGTGATCTCACAGTTAGTCCAGCGGAAGCCAGATACACAGTACACAAGGTCCAGCGTGATGTTGCTGTTGAGGACAGTTCAACAGTGATTGGCATCACTGACCAGGCACAGAACCAAACCATCAATCTACAGACAGGACATCCACAGACCACAACAAGGACCTACAAATGGTCTCCAGCCAGCATTGAATTCAATGTGGTCAACGCGGATCCAGGCACTGGCCTATACTATGGCAGGGGCATCACAGTGACAGACACAGATGATTCCATAAGATTTTCAACCACAGACATCACAGAACCTTCCACATCACAGGACTACACACTGGAGGGTTGGGTCAAGATAGCCGCTGAACTGGCCACAGACTCAGATCCACAATACCAACATCCTTCATACTTTGTTGAACTGTATGCCAATTCAGGTGAATACATCAGGTTGTCAACTTCAACAGTGCTGGGCAAATTAAACTTCGCCGCCAACTACAATGGCACCACAACAACCATCTATTCTTCTTATGGGGCGACAAATCCAGAAGGTGATTGGATCTATTGGAGGATAAGGAGAGAATCAGGCACTGTGTATGCCAACATAATTTCAACAGAAACGCAACTGGGCACATCAAACACCTGGGGCTACAACTCAGGCCATGTCAATGCGGGCGACCTTGGCTCAAATGATCCAGCCGCACTGTATATGGATGACATCAGATGGTCAGAAACATCACGCACAGCTGTGCCAACAGCACCATTCACTGTGGATGCCAACACCCTGGTGTTGGTGACAGGTGCATTGGTTTCAACATCAACCATCGCAGTCACTGATGTGGTGACCACAGACGCGGAAGTCAACCTACACATAGTGGGACTGCCAGCACTGAGGTCAGATGAAGATGGGAACATTGTGTTGGCATGATGTTGATAGGGTTCATATTCTTTGTGATCATTTGCCTGTTATTGATATGGGCGGAATGGTTGAAGAGGGGACTTA